CTATTAATACTTTGTCCATTTGTGTTCTTAAAAATTCTATGTTTACTTTGTTTAATGCCATATCTTCAACGTGTTTATTAATTTTATCCGTGGTCTTATAAAGATCCTCGATCATCATAAATTGTTCAGAATCTGCAGGAAGCGAACCAAGTTGGCCCCGTGGCCATTTAATTCTAAACTCTGTGTTCTCTTCCAGGTCTTTCTCCATTATTTGTATACGTGTGTCTGCAACGTTGAGACGTTCTATAATTTGAAAATAGCCCATTGTGCCAAGAGCGACGATTATTATGAGTGAGGCAACCGTCTTCATAGGCATTTGCACGGCTGCCTCTTCAGATATGTTGAGCGGTTTTTTACTCATTTACTTTTGCCAACTAAAAAGCCATGCAACAAATTTGTTCCATATCCCTTTAATTTTATCTTTAATTTTTTTAATCATTTTTCTTTTCCTCAATCTCGTAGAAGAAGTTATCAGTATCTTCTGTTCTCCATTTACGAGTGTCTTCTACATTCCACTCTGAAGTCTGTACCTTCCAATCTGGGATTTCATCTTTAACTGTAAAAGAAGGTATGTCCCATATAATTCTATTGTTAGGCTGTGCTGCATAATTACCATCATCTAATGCCATTATGTGTGCGCACTTATGCTCGTGCGGTATCTCTGAATGATCAGTGTCAACTATATTACTTTCAGGATGTGCAAAGTCAACAGTAAATAAATAAGCACCACAGTGCCATTTTTTATCTTTACCAATATATTTACCGGATTGTCCGTCTAGGATGTCCCAAGAAGTAACAGCAGGATAATAACTAAAACAATTCCATAACTCCAACTCGTCCAACCTACGTTGAGGAACTTCTTTCGGATTAAAGCCTCTTTGTATGAAAGCAGAGATCGGTAAACGGTAGAAGACTGCACCATTTTCCATAATTGCGTGGAACAGAATCGGACGACCAGTGATCGCACTAATCCCGAAGATAACGCAATCTTCAACTTCGCCATGATGAGTTTTAAGATCATATAAATATTCTCTTCTTATTTGAGCATACGTTACAGGTATGTTTGCATTTAAGTAAGCCATAATTTATCATTTTATTTGGCCCCAATTAGGACCAGATTCGTAGTCTACTCTGTTTGGTACTTCTAAGTCAACAGCAGATTCCATAATCTTTTTTATTTTATCTTCATTGTTATTTACAGATATATCAAGTTCATCATGAACTTGTATATGCGGTACGATACCTTCTTTATACAAATCAACCATAGCTTTCTTTGTCATGTCAGCTGCTGATCCTTGTATTAGTTTGTTTAATGCTTTGTAAGTGTATGCACGTTTAATCCCTGGTCCGTGTTCCGCGAGTGCATCCTCATGATTCAACGCTTTGTGTATTCCAAACTGATTAGGCTCCCACAAATTAAATCTGCATCTACGACCAAGTAAAGTCCTAACACGACCTTTGTCCTGGGCTCTACGCATAACACTATCCATTAACATTTTTACAAATGGAACTTTGTCGTGATACGTTCTAAACAAATCATTAGCATCTTCTTTTGATACACCTAGTTCTGCCTGTAATTTATTTTTGCCCATACCATAAAATAAACCAAGATTAATTGTTTTTGCTTGTGATCTTGGTATATTTGCCATGTCGGCTACAATCTGGTGAAAGTCTGCTTCACCCTGATTGTATGCATCTAATACTTCGTCAACACCATAGAGTCCATCAAGACATGCATAGTGTGTAACAAGACGTGGCTCTTGCTGTGAATAATCAAAACAACCCCACTGACAACCCTCCTCTGGTATAAATAAACTTCTGATCCGTGGTCCAAGTTCCTTGTTACGTGCTGGTATCTGCTGTAAGTTTGGATTGTTATAACTAAATCTACCAGTCACAGTGCCACCACTATCTGATCTAATTTGATTTATTTCTGCGTGTATTCTACCTTTATGTTGGTGCTTTAGTATGGTATCTATAAACGTAGTATGAGATTTATTTATTTCTCTAGCACGAGCTATCAATTTAACCAATGGATGCGGATGATTCTGCAGAAAGTTCTTGGTAAATGATGGAGAATTTGTTTTTTCAGTTCGGTCAAAAGGTAGGTGAAGTTTTTCAAAAACTTGAGCAATCGATCGAGCAGCCCATATTTGGATATCTACTGATGTTTGTTTTTTTATTTTTTGTAAGCATTCTTTTTCTTCTGCTAGTAGTGTTTGTTTTAATTGATTCGCTGCTTCAACATCTACTCGTACTCCTAAAAAACGCATATCGACAAGGCAAGGAAAAAGTTCGGTCTCTAATTTAAATATATCCTCAACGTCTTCTGACAACATTTGTTTTTTCATTTCTTGCCATAGTTTAAAAGTTAATTGAGCATCTTGTTCTGCATATTCACCCACATACATTGCAGGTAGTTTGTACATCTCTGACTTAGCGTCTACACCCCATAGGTTTGCAGTTTCTTTCAAAACAGTCTCGCTTTTGCCTATTCCAACATAATCCCGACCCATACTACCTAAATCGTATCGAAAGCGATTCTCGTCTACGAGAGAGCCAGCAATCATGGTATCTACAATGGTGCCGTTAATTTTAAGACCTGCAGCTTTAATAAAACACACATCATACATGGCGTTGTGAAATATCTTAATAGCGTCTGTATTTAATACATCTTGAAACCACTTTAGAACCATTCTAAGGTCCATGTTACCACCCCCCTCATGTGCTATTGGGTAGTATCCAGACCAACCCTCAACAGCAACAGCTATACCGACTATCTTACTTCTGCCCACAACAGAACCAGAACCAACAGTTTTTAAATCAGGATCTTTTGTCTCCAGGTCAATTGCTATCTCATCGTAATTAGATAAATCAGGAAAATTTTGTGGTGGTATCCACTCGGTTTGCGGTTTAAAAATTTGTTTCACGAATAGTCCCTCTCTAATATCATTTCCAGATAATGTATTGCTTTTCTTATGTCTTGTTCCTTTCCTTTTACAGAATGCCTGCAAATATACTTTATAGCATTTCCTTCAGCAAACAAGAGTTTATTTTCGTTAATAAACTCTGCAGGCTGAATCTTCATATTGCGATAATGTTTTCCCCCTATCTGTTCTTCTAACGAACTGTATGTTGTTCCTTTAAATAAATCTTTAGATGTCATATGCTTTACCCCCTTTTGGTTCCATTATAAATAAATTTTTTTCTGTTCTAGTGCATCCAACATAAAATAATCTATGTGTGTCATCAGGATTTTCTAAATAATCTTCATACGCTTTTCCTGACAAATCTGTGTGCACCACTACGTTTTCTCTTTCATTACCTTTTACTCCATGTATCGTAGAAATACTTATTCTTGGATTTTTAGATAAATCCTCACCTGCCTCAGTTAGTTTTATTATTTTTCTTATGTCGGAATTTCCTAATTCATCTAAAGCCTCTTGCCAATCTGCCTCTGTTTTTAAACCGTAATTATTTTTTAAAGTATCTATGTCATAAAACTTATCTTTTGCGATGCCTTTAAATAATTTCTTATCCCAATTTTTATTCATTTTATGAAATATTTTTTTACAATCATTGTAGTGCATAGGCACACCTGTTCTTAATTTATCCCAGTTTTGAATTATCTCGTATATATTTTTAACTCTTGGTGTTGCGTTTCTTCTTTGCCAATACAATCCTTTTTCATCTAATACATCACCAATGTTATTTAACATGTAGTTTGCTGTTGCTAACACCAACCATTTACCCTCTGTAAAATCTATCTCGTGTAAACTTTGACAATATTTTACAGATCCATCTTCTTCTTTTGGGTAATATTCTTTATCAACTCTGTTTGTAACTTTTTTAATAATTCTGTCTGCAACTTTAAAAGGTTTTTTTGGCACCCTATGTGATTGTTTTAATATTCTTCTTTTACCCTTTAAATTTATAAAGGTGTCAACATCAGCGCCATTCCATTTATATATACCTTGATCGTCATCTCCTGTAACAATTCGGTATTCAGATCGTTCTTCTATTTTATTAAATAGTTTCCATTGCATACCACTACAATCTTGTGCTTCATCTAAAAACACAACTTTAAACTCAGGTGGAACAAATTCTATTTTTCTGTTTGTTTCTTTATCAAAGTATCCATTTACATACCTCTCTAGCATGTCATCAAAGTCTACCATACCTTTTTCTTCTTTGTATATGTTTAAACCTTCAAAAATAATATCTAATTTATTTCTTTTTATTTCTGTGTCGGCTCGTTCATACTCGTCATAGTATTCAAGTGGTTCTAACATTAACGCCCTGGCTTTGTGTATCAATTGTAAATATGGATTATCATATCTTAACGTTCCATCATGATCTTGATCTTGATTGTAACCACCTTCTATTTCAATATCTAAATCATTTCCTAATTCCTGATAATGCTTTGGTTGCATTACCCTAGATTTATCTAATCCCATTTGAGTAAAACAAAAAGAATGTAATGTTTGAAAAAATGGAAATCTATTAATAGGTTTATTAACTTTACTTGCTGCCCTCTCTTTTCCGTTTATTGCTGCGTTTTTACTAAAAGTAAAATATCCTATCTTTTCTGGCTCTACACCAAATCTTAAAAATATTTCTATTGTTTTTAAAAGTCTTTCAGTCTTTCCTGTTCCAGGTGGTCCATAAGTTATTCTTCTCATTAATAATTATCCTTTCTTCTTTTTTGTTTGTGCGTTTCAGTCCATTTATCAAATCTAGTTATTACAAAAACAGATAGTTTGTGTTTACCAACTCGTTTAGTTGTGCAATTAAAATTATCTTTTAACATTTGTGATGTCCTTTGATATGGCACCTTCCAATGTTTTCTTGATAAGTAGTTGTGAAAAAAATTGTCAAATACAAAGTGATGATAGCCCTCTTTAGTATATGTACCACCATTTTTTAAATCATCGTAATCATCTTTTTGTATTCTGTTTACACAATAATCTTCTAAATAATTACGTAATATATCTTTTGTGCCTGTGCCCTCCGCTGGTTCTGTCACTTCTGCATTCTCTAATAATATGTTTGTTAGTTTTTTCCAATCATTTGTTTTTAACGTTGGTGGATTAAATCGTAATTGTTTTACACACTCTTCTTGAAATAAACTTTGATTTGTTAAATGTTTTGCAGAATCAAGGTATAGTCTATCTCCGTCTACGTTCATGTAATAATATGGTTCTTCTAATGCAACGACTTGTAGATCTGTAAGATTAGGAAATGTTATTTCTTGACCTATACCAAACTTTCTAGACTTACATAATTTTTTATCACACAAACTACACATTGGTTGATCATTACATTTATAACCCCAATCTTTTTTCTCGTGTTGTTTTGTTATGATGTTTACTTCTATATCTGACAATGGTTGTGCCATTGCTGACTCGTTAAATAATATTAGTTTTGTTTTCCAATTTTCTGGCCACTTAGATTTTGCATATACGCCGTAATGAAACAATGCATTATTTCTACCACCCTCTGTAACTTTGTTTTGCACCATAAGTTCTACACAGGGTGGACCATCAGAGTATGGTGTCTCTGGTCTTTTAACTTCTATTGTGCTGATGTTGTCTTGTTTATATCTTTCTACTAATTCAAAAAAACTGTCTAGTGTAGCAGCTTCGCCATTCTCAAGAAAGGCATATCTTGTTGTATTGCTACAATTAAAGTATGGTAAATTTAAAAAATTTCCTGTATCATCTTTCGATTTTAATTCTCTTTGTTTTGGAAAAACTTCTGACCCACCGTAGCCTAATACAGATCTTATCTCATTTAATTTATCTTGCATCAAACTTGCTGACACATAATTTTTTGTAAATAAAAACACATGTGCCCCACCAGACTTTGATCTACATACTACTAGCGGTAGTCTAAATTGTTTAATTTTATTTATAAGTTTTTGATGATCAAACCCTGCATATGAGTCTATGTCAATACAACCCCACTTACATTTGTTGTCATCGTTAATTGGTATGACACCTAAACTATCTTTACCATCTAAATGTTTTTGCCACAGTTCGTCTGTAACAGCTTCTCTTTTAACAAAAGATTTACCTTTTACTTTTGTACCATTACCATTTGATTCACCTACAATAGTGACACCATGAGCACGGTCTAATCCTTCAAATATATTTTTAAATTTCTCAATCATATATTAAAAGTGGGCGTTTCCACTCTCGCTTAGACGCCCACTACCTAGGATTCTAGTAATTTGAATTAGACTTTGTTGTCTCTTCAGTACCGTGTTTAGCTTGGATCTCACCTTTACCTACACTTGTAGCAAAGTTTTTAGCCATATCGTAAACATCTTTGCTTTCGACAGGACCAACTTTACTCACATCCCAACCAAACCATGTTCCTTTGTCGTTAGACATTTGAACAGTGGATAGATTATAAATGTGGCTGTATGTAGGCGGAGTAAACAATCCGTTTTTACCTTGCATTTTCAAACCCATCATCATTGAGTTCCATTTTCTACTCACTTTTAACTGAGTAGATTTCATAGAGATCAATGCAGTTTGCGGGTTTTTACCAACGACTAGTACAAAGTGATTGGCAGTGTTTTCAAGATAGTTACCGTTTGGTAATCTGTCCTTGTAGTCTTTACCCCTAGTGGTTTGACTAACTATATCACTGTCTGCCTCGTGAATTGCAACAGGTGCACCACTACTGGTACCTCTGTCCTGCCACTCAACGTACTGTCTTTTATAATGACAAGGTATTACATTTACGTCGCTATACAATTCATTTGTAACTGTATTGATTATAAGTCCAGGTTCTGCCCCCTCGACATATTTACCATCTCTTTTGTTTACTTCTGGAGATAGTTGGCCCAAAATTTTTAAGAAAGGCAACGCAAGATCTTCTTGCGATATATTTTGAGCGCCTTGGTTTGCATCAGCTTCAAATAAATTTGTTGCTAACGCTCCTTCTTTTTTTGTTGCTACTTGGTTCATGTTACTTGTTCCTTTTTATTGTTGTTTTATTCTCCGAGAACACCCCGAAGATTTCCGTTGGCATTTCTTTACCT